CTGTAGACCCAGGTTGCGCATCAGTTCAGGCAGATTAATCATGCCTTCAATGCCCTCGCCTTTTTCAGTCTGTAGGAGATACAGCGTATCAGGATGGCGCTTGTGGAATCTGGCGAAGGCTTCCATCATCTCGGTAAAACATTTGCGGGATGGGTTGCCTTTATTCATGGCAACCGTGCCAACGATATATTTATCTTGCGGCAGGTCTAAGCGCCTGCGACATTCAGCTTTATCCAGCGGCTTTAGGATGTTCGTCTCTATGGCGTGCGGCACATAATAGCAGTCCAATCCAGCATCGTGAGTAGCTTTGACGCCGTGCTTGCTAAACGAGATACGTTTGTAAGCCAGGCTTATCTTGCCGCGCACCAGGGCAGGCATTGAGTCGTGATCGATTGGATACCAGGGAATCCAGTGCATTGGCTTGGGATAATCCTCCGGGTTCATTACCCAGGTATCCATCAGGCTTATCATAATATCGGCTCCAAATGCCGCGCTATGCGGTACGATCACATCATTACCATACGGATGCAGGCGTTTGGGGTAGCAGAGGAACTTGCCCATGTTGAGCAAGCCACCCTCCAGCCCATAGAAACAAGTGGTTGCCATTACGTGTCCTAAATCTGCCAGGCGCGGTAAAAATATTCTGCTCTGCTGTCCATAGCCGCTGCTCGACCAGGGACTGTTCGAGAGCCACATAATCCTCACGATGTATTTATCTTTCTACAGCAGAGAGCCGGGCGGGGTGCTGTGCCCTTTTGTTGCGCCCGGCTATAAGTTTACTTTACGCGCTGCCGCGTCCATTGTGATACTGGACAGACACGACCATATAGGCCGGGGAAGTCCCGCCGTAGGTAGCCTGACTATATTCCAGACCCAGGAAGCCTACAGTTCCGGGAACCCAAGCTGTAGTGATAGTGCCAGTTATCGCAGTGCCTGCCGTAGTAGCCGCCGAACCATTGGAGCATAGGGTAGCGATTGGCAGGTTTGCCACGGTCTGAGACACCAGGCGTACAGCAGGGGCAGAACCGACCGCCAGAACCACATTCGTTGTATAGTCCCAACGGGTGATCGTGATACCACCCCCATAGGATGTACCAGGAATGCGCAGGATCGGAACGTTCCCCGACTGCGGTCCGCCGAGAGTTCCGGCTTGTCCGAGCAGAGGGATAACAATATTAGTAGTGAGCAATTTTTGAGTCATGTTACCCTCCCCTTATGCCGGTGCAGTGCCTGCTGTGTTAATGGCGATCCCATACTGCGGACGCCAGACACCATAGGCGAAAACGGATGAGGCATTCAGCTCAAATCCACGTAACGAAGCATCACGTTCCGGCTCGATGCGCAGCGGGCGGCGAATGTCAAGTGCAAGCGCGTTCCGGCTGAACATCCCACCATAAACGGAGGTTCCAGTGGCGATATTTGCTGTAGTGAAAATATCGACGCCTGAAACGCCGCCGACGTAGAATTGGCGAATGAACTCATCCTGGATAAATGGGCTGTTAGTCACGGTAACTCCTGGCGCAATGGCAGTACCAAGGCAGTGCCATTGTTCGGGGGTCAAGACTGCAACCCAGGGGCGGGGGGCCAAAGCCCGGCGCATTTTGGTGATTGCGGCGAAGAAATTTGCCCAACTCATGTTAGTCCCGGCTGCTCCGACTGTTCCACCCGTCAGGCTGGAGAACATACCAGCCAGGAAGGTATCAATCTTTTGACCATAAGCAGCGCCAAACTCTTGAGCAGCATCCTGGCGCACCGCGAAAATATCGGTTTCCAGGCGGCTGTCAGTAATGAAAAATTGCGACCCATATTCGTATGGGGTCAGGGTTTGGTCTACCACGGGAGTAAATGACTGGCTTGTCAGGTCATCAGTTTCGGAGATCTGGTTGAAGGCTGCTGTACCGTTGTATTTAGCGTTCTTGCGTACAGCCAACCCCTGTAAATCTCCGAATCCGTTTACCAAGCCAGACATGACATTGTTATCGCGCGCAACCAACATGGCATCTTCCCACACCGTATTGACGAAGGTAGCGATGTCTGCTTCAGTGTTGTAAGGCATATTGGTTACTCCAATTAATGAGGCTAATCCTTTTTATTAGGCCAGAACACGCCGCCGCCTTGGGCTTTGGCATAGTTCGGGTCGAGTGGATTAACGCTCTGTCCATAAATTCTTGCTCGCTGCTGGGCGACCGTCTCCCCCTGGCTCGCGCCAGCACCGGGATTGGTAGCACTCATGGCGGGCATTTTTGGCGCTTTAGGCAGCGCCTCCAATAAAAGCTTAGCATCCTTTTCTAATTCCTCATCGGTCTCACCCTGCAAACGCTGAGCAAAGGCTTCGGGCAAGCCGACTTTAGATGCTATTGCTTGTTTCCGCTTCTCAATTTCAAGGCCTTTTAGTTTGGTAGTTGCCTCGGCTAATTCCTTTTCGCGCGTTTCAGCCAATTTCTGCCATTCCTGATTTTTGGCTAATGCCTCTGCATCGACCTTTTCCTTGATTTTACGGTTATCATCTTCGCCCTTTTTCTTTTCGCGGGCCAAACGTTCTGAGATGATGTGATCCACTTCTTCCTGAGTAAATGTCTTTCCGCCGATTGTTTCAGGGGGCGTAACCTTGGGGTCAGGTACAGGTGGAGTCGGTTCAATAACTTGGTTGCTCATTTTCATCCTCGCTTTTGCCGTCTGAGTAGACGTAACTAACAAAAAATGCCGTGAATCTATAGCTCTCGCTAAAGAATCACGGCATTCCATTCGGACTTCCGTTTATTCAGTTGTTGGTTTTATTGTAGCATATTTCATCTCGCTGCGCAAGATTGCGGTTCGCGGTTCGATCTCCCAGCGGCGCTCGATAGCATCCAGGATAAGCAATAAGGCACTGCGGATGAGGATCCAGAAGTCACGGTCGCTCATTTTCCACCGATAAGCGCCTGTAGAGTTTCTTCGACATTCATCGCGCCATACACGGAATCAACGTGCTTACCTGCCAGTTGCCCGAATTCGAACTTGCCTTCTTGGAAGGCAGCATACTTCTCCTTGCCCATCAGTTCCTGCTGTTTAGCTTCATTCAGGCTGGCGAACCAATCCTCGCCGGTCTGGTCTATGGGAGAAGGGAAGCCGCGCACCGCCGGAACCATGGCGCAGCGCCCGTTGTAATGATCGTCGAGAGTTTCACTCAGATCATGAAACGACCCATGCTCAGCGATACAAGCCATGCACGGGTCACCAGGTAAATCAGCCCACCAAATCCAACCCTCTAGCACATCCGAGTTAGCAAGATAATTGGCACGTGTAGCTTCACGATAACTCCATAATTGCGCCGTCCGTGTCATCCTGAGAGCATCCGTCAGCCCACCGCCCAGGCTGTCACGGATTATTGCGGCTATAGCGCGTGGATTCTTCCCCAATCCAATGCCTTCTACCAGTTTCTGAGCCACAAATTCAGTGTTGGCCTCCGCCAGCTTGCCGATACGCTTATACAGCGGACTGTCGGGCTGTAAGAAGCCCAGCAATGTCTTGATGGCCTCGCTCGGCAGGCGGTTGAAGCCCAGCTCGACGCCATAAGTATTACCTGCTGCACGCAAAGCGCGGTACACGTCCCGCCCTGCGAAGCGGATGGCATCATTGGTAGTATTGCCAATCTCATTACGCAAGATCACCTGGAAGTCGGTCAATTCCGCTTCCACCTGGCGTATCAGGGATTTATAACGTGTCATCCTGATGAGCTGTCCGGCGGTTGGCTCCTCTTCGCCAATAGCAATAGCTAGCAGGTCGATCTTATCCTTCAACCGGCCATAAAGCTGTTGATAGGATTGGGTCAGCCGTTTTAGCGCGGCTGCATCCTGCCGCTCCAGGGCTGCTCGGAATTGGCGGGTTACGCGCAGTAATTCGCTTTCGGGCTGGTCGGACATTGTAAAATTAATAGCCTATCGGTATGGTTTCTTGTTCATCGACCCATTCGATGGTAACCTTCGGAATCTTTCCCCCACTTTTTAAGTTAGGACCATTCTCTGGCAAATCTTCGGGGTGAATATAAGATATGTGCTCTCCCATACCCAATTTCATCCACGATATGGCTGCCTCTATACAATAATCGTGCAAAGTTTTTTCGTTCATTCTGTCTCCATAATCTCTCTAAGCTCATCGGCTGGCAGTTTAGGAGTCATATTCTCCATACTATCCTGCTCGAAGCTCCCATCAGGCATCATCGTGGTTGCAACCCGCGGCACCTGGACATATTCTGGGTCAATCATCAGCTCCACAATCTGCCCGGTAAACTCTACCTGGCGGTCGAGTGTCTCGATGCGCTGATAGGTCAACCCAAAACACTCCGCGACCTCCGCCAGGTGCGGGATTGTAAACCCGCTCTCTGGATCAGCACCCACGGTGTGCCCGCCGAATCTCATTTTCTGCATCATCCGAATGCTTGCATAACCGCGGTTGGAGTGCACGAAAAACTGGATAGGTAGGTGTAGCCGCCGGATAAGTTCAAGCTCCTGGATATTGAGCATAAATCCACCATCGCCTGTTACACATAATACGCGCCGCCCACTTGCCAGGCAAGCGCCAATTGCCAGTGGAATATCATAACCCATCGCACCATTGGTGGATAATGTCTGGACGCGCTGCCCAGCCTTGACCTTGAAGGTCTGCATCAGGATTTCACCCGCCTTGCCCGCGCCCGCTACGATAATATCATCTGGTTGGGCGTAGTCCGAGAATAACGAAACAAAGCGGAAGGGGTCGACAAAATGCTGATTATCTACACCATCAAGCTCTGGCCGGAAACGTGCATATAGGGATTTGCACCAGGCGAGCCAAGTTGGAGAATTGTCTAATTCAAATTGCTGGATATGATCCAACTTAATCCAATCCTCAGGCAACTTAGCTAATTCTGCTTTATCAATATCATAGATTACTTTTACAGCCTTGGGCGCGAACAAATCATAGCGATAGGCTACTTGCTGCTCATCCAGACGCGCGCCATAACAATATAAATGGGTCGCCTTCTGCTGACAAATGTTTGCATATCTTTGACCATATATTCCTGGTCGCCCACAGAACACCGGATTATCTTCTGGTAGCAGATCGGCGGCCATCCAGGTAAGCAAAATTGGAATGCCTAAGCCACTTAGATAAGTAATTAGATCAGGATTATTGCGACAGCCATTACCTATTAATATCACTGGCCGATTCATATATTTTCCGCCTGCACATCCAGAGGCACATCCAGCCAGCATGGGCCTTGACGATCCGATAGACAATATTCAATTGCCTGCTCCAACATTCGCACAGTCCAGCCAGCTTTGGCACGATAGCATCCTTTGGTTATCGGCTCTACCATACTAATAATATCCACTTCCTGCACCCCGCGCACGCGCAGGCCGGAATCGCCTATCAAGGTCGTTGATTTCGCCTGTCCACTAACGAACAAAACGGGGATGCTATCCATCCACGCAGCGGCGCAAGGGGTCAGGGCGTTGGTTGCGCCTGGACCGGAGGTGACCAAACAGACCCCTAACCCCTTGCGTTGCTGCGCGTAACCCAATGCCATGAAGCCTGCGCCTTGCTCGTGCAAAGCCGAAATATGCCGCAATCCGCTCTTGCCCAGGCTGTCAATCAGGTGCATTGCTCCACCTCCTGGCACGAAGAATACGGTATCCACATAGTCTTTTAGGATATCGAAAATGGCGTCACTGGTTTTCATGGTGCACCATTGTCTTAAGCTCTTCTGTTATATCAAGGCTTTTATATTTCTGAATAACTCGTAAAACATTGGTACAGCCAGGACAGAAATAAGGAAAGATGGGCCAGAAATATATTCTATCCTCTAACTCCATAATTTTAGTTACCCATAGATTGTCAATATCCTGCGAAGCCCCACAATCGTGACAAACACCACGGTATTCTTTAAATACATAAAGCGGAATGCCAAAATCAAATAATAACTTTTGGACTAACGCCTTCTTTATTTTATTAAACATGCTTCCTTAATTTCTGCATAACAGGTACTTCGCGCTCATAAACTCTCTTTATACCGTCGCCCAATGCGGCCTCAACAAATCGAATATCCCTAACAAGCTCTTTCAATTCCTCTGGCTCCAGGCTTGCCGCCTGATCGCTGCCCCATAGATCACGGCTCAAGGTGATATGACGCTCGATCATACACGCGCCAATGGCAACCGCAGCCACGGTTGTTACCGTGCCCAGCTCATGCCCGGAGTAGCCCACGGGGAGATTGTAACGGCTGTAAAGCCTGGTGATGGTAAGCAGGTTCAACTCATCATTGTAGGCCGGATAAGCCGACATGCAGTGCAGCAGGATCAGATCATCCTTGCCCAGCACTTCAATCGCGTGGTCGATCTGCTCCAGCGTGCTCATGCCAGTAGATAGGATGATTGATTTATTCGGAAGACGCGAACGTGGATCTGCTATGTCCCCCCACTCCCGCGTATACCTAAGAAGATCATCATCCGTCAGCAGAGCGGAGGCGATTTTATAAAATGGCGGATTGAATTGGGCAATAAAGTCTACCGCCTCAGAGTCCCAGCAAGACGCGAACCAGTCGATATCCAGGCTCTTGCAATAGCTGTCAATGGCGGTGTATTCGGACATGCCAAACTCAAGACCGCGTTTCAGGTCGCCATTGGTCAGGCCGAATACCGATTCGCGCGGGCGGGCCAGTTCATCCGGTGAATAAACGGCTTCAATGGTACGCTTCTGGAATTTAACCGCGTTGCAGCCAGCTTCTTTCGCGGCGGCAATGAGCTGCAGTGCTTGCTCCAGGCTGCCATTATGGTTAATGCCAATCTCGGCGATGATGTAACAAGGTTTATGATCCACGTTGCGCTATATACCTTTCCAGGATTTCTCCTCGCCAATTATCGACCTGATCCGGTAGCGTCTTCATAAAATCGCAGCCGCGGCAGGCGATGTTTTCATGGCGCCTGCCTTCCAGGTGCATCTTGCGAAACGCGAACATGCGCTCCCCATTCCAGATATCAACGATATGCTCACTCGAAGCATCGCCCACGATGGTCTTCCATGCCCAATCCTCCGGGCACATGGATACCGCGCCGTTCCAGTTGACGGTAAACTCAAACAGCGTCCAGGGACAAACGATCTTATCTGTCTTCGGGTCGCCATCGTAAGTATCCGACACGTTATAACCCATCGTGAAATCGGCTAGTTCTGGCGTACTCCAGCCATGATATTTCTCGACGCCGATATAATCGCAGCGGTCAGTGAAGTCGCTATAAAATTTAGCAATCTCATCTTCGGTCAGACCCTGGTAGGGAATCTTGACGTAAATCTTAGCATCACGCCTGCGCGAGTATAGATCGGCTACATTATCCCGCAGCTTCTCATAATCGAAGTTTACCAGGCTGCGTTCTTTATAACCCTTGATATGGACATGCTCGACGCTAATTCCAATGTTGTCCATGCCATTGACGATTAAGCCTTCGTTGAATTCAGGCGAGAGGCGGCTGCCGTTCGTCTTGATCCATAGCTTCTTGACGATCCCGCTATCGCGCACATAGGCCAGCATATCCAGGAATCGGGGGTGCAGTGTACTCTCACCATCCTTGAACAGATGGGCGTTCTCCGCCGGTTCTTCAAAAGCCTTAAAGTCGTCGATGACTTTAGTCCACAACTCCCAGGGCATCATCCCCACCGGGCGATGTTGCTTGACCAGCTTGGTATCTCCGGTGGGGCAGAATACGCAGCGGAAATTGCAGACGTTGGTTGGCTCAAGATAGATTACCAGTGGATAAGCCAGCGGCGCGATGGTATGTAGCGGGGCGCGGTCGCGGTTGCGGAGGGTTACACCTTTTATTACGCTCATATAATGATAACCTGATTGGTCAATCCAGTCTCCTTAATGCGCTTCAAAATACCCGATGCCTGGTTTTGGGCGATTACGACAATCGGCTCACCACTGGTTACATCGTCGCGCACAGGAATATCGCCGATAGTGGCATCCTTGAAGGCCGGGTCATTATCCACATAATAAGCCACATCCAGTTTGACTTTAGTCAGCATGTGCAAGCACAAGTCGCCGCAGCCCCAGACGATAACAGGCTCAGTAATCTCGCGCATTTTGGCTAGTTTGTTTTCGATGCGGTCGTGGACGGTCATCTTGGATAACTGGTAAATACGCTCTGGTACGTAGCGCTGATAGACCGCCCGATAATGCCAACCAAAATAACACGGAGTGCTGCCCGAATGCGTATAAATCCGGTAGAAATTATATCGCCTGAATAAATCATCCAGAACGAAGGGCAAGAAGTGATTGACATGCTTCTGGTGATAATCCAGGATTGGCATGGGCGGGTCCAAGTATGGCATCTCCAGGCAAGACGGTATCTCGATCAGCAATTTACCTTTGATCGAAAGCGCATCCACCAAGCGATTGATAATGGGACGCAGGTCATAAAGATGCTCCAGTGTCTGGGCACTTATCAGCAGGTCAATATTCTTGGGTAATGGATCGCCGACCTCTACGGTTATGGCTTTATGATATCCCTTATAATTCAGTCTTTCAGTAATCCATCCATTACCGCCGCCGAAATCTACAATCAAGTCATCCTTCTCAGCGTGTAACATTGCCAAATTCATTAATTCACGTAATCGGATTACATTGTTCTCGCTATGCTCATTCCCGTCATAGCCGTAATATTTACGATAATATTCATCATAACCTGCCTGAGTCATGTCATTGTCGTAATAGATCATGCCGCAATCCAGGCACAGGCAAATGGTGTTCTGGGTCGGATTGGGCCAGCCATCCGGCACCAGGAAATCCATTTTCCAGTCATCGTACCGGCGCGGACTATCGCAGAGGGGGCATTTATCTCTCATTCCTGTAATCCTCGACAGTCCGTTTTACCGCCTCCTCGAAATCCACCTTGATAATCAGACCCAGCTCATCCCGCGCCCGTGAGATATCCGGCACGTAGAACGGGCGCGGCTCATCTTCCATTTGACGCATTATATTTATCACAGGCTTTGGGCTGTAATGGCTGGCAATCTCGAAAGCCAATTCCTGAGTGGAATGGGGCACATCCGAGCCAACGTTATAAATACCGCCTGGCTTGCCGTTCAGCAGGATCGCCCATAACCACTCGGCCAGGTCTGAGCCATAGAGATAGGAGCGGATAACCAGGCCGTAGGATTGGACATTGATTGGCCCGCCCGCCTCCGCCTGCTTGATGAAATTACCTATGGCATAGCGTTTCCATTTCATCCCGGCTCCGCAGGTGGCAAAAATGCGGGCTATTTTAATATTCAATCCACTTTCCAGCAGCTTATTTTCGTCGTCCAATTTCATCCTGAAATAATCTGTAAGGTTACGGTCATACACGCCGCCGGATGAGGCCAGCAGTACGATTGCGTCACAGCGTTTAGCGCAACCAATCACGTCATCAATGGGTATTGGGGCAAGGTGGATGATATATTTCCATTGGCCGGTTTTCCAGTCCCCGGCATCGTAACCTCGATGCGACAATTGATTAATCAATACATTTTTGGGTGGAGTTCGAGATAGCCAGCCGCCAATGAATCCGGTTCCGCCGGTAATTAATATATTATCCATCTTTCACACCCAAGAACAAGCGCCATTCATGGATTATTTCGAGATGTTTGTAATTTATCCAATCCCAAAACGATTTATTTGTATTATCCTGTTTATATTCCTCACGCTTCTCTGGATAATATTTATCGATCCATTGTTCGAATTTATACACCTTTCCTCCTAACGTATGTTGCAATCATTTCCATTGCATATTCGAGCTTGCTAGTTTCCAGGCCCGGCCAGCAGCCGATCCAGAACGCCCGCTCGTGGACAATGTTGCTATTGGGCAGATCGCCAATCACACGCCGCGGTATATCTCGGTAGGCCGGCTGCCTGAGTAGATTGCCACCGAATACAGGCCGGTTACCCACACCTGCGCCATCTAG